CTACAGAGACACCTTTTTTCTCTACAGCAAAAAAGACAACTGTTAAGGGTACACTAACCGAATGGCAGGTTCAGGAACTTGCGACAGCAGATCAAAACTCCGTCAATGAAGGTAATTTTTTGCCTCACTAAATCGTAAGGTTTAGAAGTAAACCATGTGAACTCAGGGGAACCCCTAACGTAAAGACGAGGGCAATCCTGATCCAAGCCTAGCAATAGGAAGGAGCAACGACTATTCCGAAAGGAAGTACACCCAAGTGGGTGGAAGTGCATGGCTCCTCGTAAGAGGATGAAGATATAGTCTGAACTTATAGGAAACTATAAGCGGATCAAAAGATCGGTCTAGGATTAACGAACCTAGATGAACATAATTGGCAGACGCAAGTTTTGCAACACCGACAGCGACTACAAGATTAACTAACAATACTCAAATCTCAGTCAAAGATTTCCAAATCTCTGGAACCTTAGAGGCTGTTGATAAAGCAGGTAGAGATAAAGAAACTGCTTATCAAAAAGTCTTAAAAGGTCTTGAGTTAAGACGAGATGTTGAGAAGATTATTACTGATCTTAACGTAGCAAAGTCAGCATCAGACCCAAGAAAGTCAGCAACATTCATTACATTTGTAACAAATGGTGATGCAAGTCCATCTGACATTTCATTTGGAACTGGTGATGGAAGTGACGTAGCTGATTTAACTGGAACCGATGCTCCACTTACATTAGCGAAGATTGATACTGCTACACAACAGGCATGGGAAGATGGAGGTAATCCTCGTATGCTTTTATGTTCAGCCACAAATAAGGCAAACATAAGTGATCTTTCTCAGGCAGGAACAAACTTGGTAACAAATCAGGTCAACACCACACAAAACACTGCACCATCATTTATTGGTTCAGTTTCAGTGATGATGAATGATTTCGGTCAGTTATCAATTTCAATGAGCAGGTTCATGTCAAATAACAAGGTTCACATCATTGATCCTGATCATATTATGATCGGTAATCTTGATGGCAGAAACTTTGTTGAAAGTGAGTTAGCAAGAACTGGTGATTCAATTAAGCACCAGATTGTTTATGAGTGGACATATATGCCGACAGCACCGAAGGCTCATGCCTCAGTGATCGGTCTAAATGGATCTTAATAACACAAATAGATAGGGAGGTTTCGGCCTCCCTAACAAAAGGTTTTTTATGAAAAGATTAATTGAAAAAAATCCATACAGCCAAAAAGAAATATGGATGCATGACAATCCAGAAGGTGGTTATACCATTGAGGAAAAGCAACATATTCATGAGGTTCTGGATATAAATAAATCTAAAAGAAATGAATATAGAAAAGGCAGTTTAATCGGCAATACGCAAAAACACTGGCAACAGGTGGCTGAAATACCTTCTATGGTTTACATGGATTTAATGAAAAGATTTGGTGATCCACATAATAATCCAGAGGCACAGAAAAAGTGGAAGGCATGGTTAAACGACATTGACAACAGATATTTCAGAACTAGCGGTGGTAACGTATGAGTATATCAACCTATACAGAACTAAAGACAGCAATTGCTAATTTCTTGGCAAGGACTGATCTAACAGACCAGATACCAAACTTTATACAATTGGCCGAGGCAAGATTGTCTAGAGAGTTGGAGACAAGGGATCAGGAAAAAAGGGCAAATGCTACTTTGACTGTAGGGGATGAGTTCATAGCTTTACCAACAGATTTGAGGGAAGTCAGGGAGGTCAAACTCAACACTTCACCCAATACAGTTTTGGACTACAAAAGTCCTATACAGCTAGACAAAGACTTTCCATCTGGCGGTAATGGCAAGCCTCTATCATATTCAATTGTTGGTGCTGAAATGAAACTCAGGCCAGTGCCAGACAGTGCATATACAGCAGAAATTATTTACATTGGTGGACTGACTGCATTGTCAGACAGTAATGCAACCAATCAACTATTAACAAGGCATCCAGATGCATACTTATCTGGCAGTCTAGTTGAGGCCTATACATACTTAATGGATGAGGCCAGAGCCTCTACTTATGATGCTAAATTCACAAGATCAATAGAGGAAATAAGGAAAGACGAACAGCGAAGTCATTATGGTAGTTCAGTCTATGCAAGGCAATCATCATCAGCAAGTTAGGAGATAAAATATGTCAGCAATGAGTGATTATCTAGAGTTGAAATTTCTAGATCATTTTACAGGCACAGCCTCTACATCTGCACCATCCGCAGTTTATTTAGGATTGGCCACAGGAAGTATAGGTGACGATGCCAGTGGTTCAGAATTAACTGGAAACAATTACAGCAGGAAGGCAATTACATTTGCATCTGCATCTAGTGGTTCTATAGCAAGCAACAGTGCAGTAGAGTTTGATCCTGCAACTGGTTCATGGGGAGACGTATCTCACTGGGGCATTTTTGATGCATCATCCAGTGGTAATCTATTATTTCATGGATCGTTTACAGCATCCAAAACAATTGCATCAGGTGATATTTTAAAAGTAGCAAGTGGTTCTTTAACTATCACCGCAAACTAGTGAGATTTAAATGCCATTAGGAACACCGCATTTAGATCAAATCACAACACCTCTTGATAGTATATCAGGTAGTTTAGATATTGATGCAGACTTACAGAAAGTTGAATTTAATAACCCAACATTAGAACAACTTGATAGTTGGGGTACAATTGACTTCATTGCTACATTTGGCAACATTGACAGTCTTTCAACTTTACAGGTAAGGCAGGGTACAGCCACAGCATCAACTGTAGCAACAGCTAGTGCAGAAATACAATTTGCTATTGAAGTAGATGCAACAGTTTCAACAAGTGCCACAGCTACTGCAAGCGGTACAAGAATTAGAACTAATACAGCTACAGGAACAGCAAGTTCTACTGTATCAGCAACACCAACCAGAATAAGAACATTTGGTTTTACTGTTGCAACAATAGGTACAGTCACTGCCACAGCGACATTTGAGGTTGTAGTCGATGCAAGTGGTAATGTTACTGCAACAGCAACAGCAAGTGCAATCAGGGTACAGCAGGTAACTGCAAGTGCCTCTGTTAGTGCGACAGTAAGTGCAACAGCAAACGTAGTTGTATTGGCAACCGCAACTGCATCAACCGAGGCAAGTGTTGTAGCAAATGCAAACTTTACAACTAATGTTACAGCTACAGGAAGTGCAGAAGTGACAGGCACAGTAGATGCAAAGGTATTAGGTGAAGATTGGACAATCATTGCTCAGGGATCAGAAACTTGGTCTGAGGTAGCTGATGGTACAGAAATTTGGACAGTTCAAACAACTGGTCAGGAGAGTTTTAGAGTACAATGATAAAGTTTGGAGAATGGCTCCCAGATCAGCCAGATTTAGAAAATAAAGGTGTAACTGTTGCTGAGAATGTAATACCTGCATTTGAGGGTTACAGGTCACTGAACAGTTTAGGTAATGTAAGCAATCAGGCTACAAATGAATTAAAAAATATATTTTCTGCAAAAGATAATTCTGGAAATGTGAAATTATTTGCAGGTGATGCAGGCAAACTATATGAGTTTAACTCAGGAACATCAAACCTAGATGATATAAGTAAGGGTGGCGGATATTCACTTACTGATACTGAAAGATGGAGATTTGTACAGTTTGGTACAAGTGTAATTGTTGCAGGTGGTATCGGTGAAACCTTACAGGAATTTACACTTGGAACAGATAGTGCATTTGGTGATTTAGGTGGCACACCGCCAAAAGCTGATTTTATTGCAGTGGTTAGAGATCAGGTCTGGACAGGCAATATTGATGAGGGGTCTGGCAGAGTGCCATTTAGGGTAAGATGGTCTGGTATCAACAATGCAACACAATGGACTGTAGGAACTGATCAGGCAGACTTTCAAGACATACCTGATGCAGGTGCAATCACTGGTTTAGTTGGTGGTGAGTACGCAACCATACTCATGGAAAAGGCTATAGTAAGGGCATCATATGTAGGAACACCTTTGATTTACCAGATTGATAAGGTTGAAACTGCAAGAGGTTGTACGTTTTCTGGGTCGGTTGCACATATTGGAAATCTTATATTTTTTCTTAATGAAGATGGATTTTATGCTTTTGATGGAAGGCAGTCAGTACCAATAGGTGCAGAAAAAATAAATAAATTTTTCTTTGAGGATTTTAATACAGCATTCCCAGACAAAATGACAAGTGCTGTAGATCCAACAAACCAGATAGTTGTATGGTCTTATGTATCAAATACAAATACTTCTGGCACAGTGCCTGACAGATTATTGATTTATAATTTTGCTATAAAAAGATGGTCTATTGCTAATGTAAGTGTTGATTTGGTAGCACCTTTCTTTACAGCAGGATATACATTAGAGGCCTTGGATAATCTTGCAAGCAATCTGGATGCATTGCCTGCTCCATTAGATTCGAACCTATATAAAGGTGGAGCATTTTTGTTTGGTGGTTCAGTAGATAAAAAGATTACATCTTTTACAGGACAACCCCTGAGTGCAACAATTGAAACATCAGAATTTGCCCTCAACAAAGGCAGGCATTCAATTGTAACAAGATCAGTGCCATACTTCAGAAATGGCTCAGTCACTGTTCAAGTTGGTGCAAGAGACAGGCAGGATGATGCTGTAACATTTTCAACAGCCAATTCATTGACTGATGAAGGGTTTGTGCAACATAGATCACAGGGCAGGTTTCACAGGATTAGGATGAACATATCTGGTTTCTGGGATTTTGCACAAGGGTTTGATATTGAAGGTCAGCCACTGGGTAGACGATGACAAGGGTTAGTAATTATAGAAGGCTCTCATCAGTCGGTGACAATCCAAGAAATGTGGCCAATGTTGTAAACAATATTCTGGATGGCAAAGTCAATTCTACTGGTTCAATTACACTGGCAAACAGTGCAACGACAACAACATTAAGCGATGATCGTATTGGCGGTGACAGTGTCATATTATTTATGCCGACAACAAGCGATGCATCAACTGTAACAATTCATGTGACAGGCAGACAAAAAGGGCAGGCAACATTAAATCATGCTAGTGCAACTACCACAAGATCCTTTGACTACGTCATTTTTGGATGAGTTTACAAGATGCACAAAATGGATAAATGATGCATTAAAGTACGCACATAACAGTCATTCCGCAGAAGATGTTTTTGCAATGTGTCAGGCAGGAGATGCCCAGTTCTGGCCATATCATGACAGTGCAATAGTTACAGAAATAGTGAGTTACCCTAAACGTAGGGTTTTAAGGTTTTGGCTTGCAGGTGGCAATTTAACTACATTGCTCAAAGCGGAGCCAGATATTGTTAATTGGTCAAAACAATATGACTGCAAAGGTGTTGAGATCAATGGCAGAAAAGGATGGGAAAGAGTTTTGAAAAGCTACAAACCATCATCAATAACTTTAGTGAAGGAAATATAAATGAGCAAAGGCGGAAGAAGTGGACAACAAACTGTTAACACTCAAGTCGAGCCTCCTGCATATGCAAAGCCATTTTTAGAATATGGTTTGAGTGAGGCAAAGCAGAGATATGAAACAGGTGAGCCAGAATTTTATCCATTTCCAACTACTGTAGGGTTTTCTCCAGAAAGTGAAATGGCACTTGATATGGTAAGAGACAGGGCATTAGACCCTAACAGTTTGACTGCTCAGGCACAAAACGTAGTGCAACAAAATCTTATGGGTACAAACCCACTGATGAGTATGGCATTTCAGCCAGTGGTGGACACAATTGAAAGTAGATTTGCTAAAGCAGGTAGATATGGATCAGGAGCCAATCAATCAGCATTGGCCTCAGGATTAGCACCTATTGCTTATAAGGCACAACAGGATGCCCTTAGAGTGGCTCCAAACATACAAAACCTTGATGCACAACAATTGGCAAAGGTTGGCGGAGCAAGAGAGGCTGATGCAATGGCTCAGTTACAATCTGACATTGATAGATTTAATTTTGAGCAAAACATAGATGATCAAAGACTAGCTAATTATTTGTCATTAGTTGGTGGCGGTACTGTAGGCTCAAATACAGCACAACCAGTATTTAGAAACAGAGGATTGTCTGCATTAGGTGGTGCATTAGGTGGATCACAATTAGCAGGATTAGCAGGATTTAACCCCATGATAGGTGCTATTGGGGGCGGATTATTAGGGTTATCGTAATATGAACAGACCAATTAGTTTACTATATGGAAATGTAAATCCTAACACTGGATTACCAATTAATTCTTTAATTGCCGACCAGAACTTTCCTCCACCTGTAAGAGTATCTGGCTTGCCTCAAATTTCTCCTAGCGATGTTTCAAATTTTAACCAAAATGTGCGTATGAGATCAGGCGATCCAATTGTACCCAGACCTATGAATCAAGTTGGTGTAATTGCAGGAGATGATCCAAGACCTAGATTATTAACACCAGATCAAACACTTAGCGGTGGTGCAAATACAGGTTTATTAGGCACAAGTTTTTCAGATCCAAGAACTATGGGTGCATTGAATGCATCTGCTGAACTACTTAAAGCAGGTGGTTATTCTGTTGGTAAGCCTGCTCCTACATTAGGTGAGGGTCTAGGTTTGGCATCACAGGCATTCGTAAAAGGTTATCAGGATCAACAAGATAAACTTGCAGGCCGACAGCAAACAGCTTTGAAAAACCAATTGGCAATGGCTCAGTATATGAATGATTTGCAGAAGATGCAGTTAGATATGCAGAAAACTAGCAAAGAAGATTTGAAAACAAAATTTACACAAGAGAAAAACCTTAGAGATAGTTTTATTAAAGAAAGCAAAATTAATCAAAAAGCTCTGGAGGGTTTTAACAAAGTTGCCAGATCTGCGACAGCAGAGCCTTCTGGTGCAAATGATGTAGCATTAGTCTTTGGTTTTATGAAAACTATTGATCCAAACTCTGTTGTTAGAGAAGGTGAATTTGCACAGGCACAACAGACAACTGGAGTTCCTGCAAGAATATTAAATCTTTACAACAGACTTACTGAAGGTGAAAGACTTACACCAGAGCAAAGGGAAAACTTTCTTCAAAGTGCAAAACAACAAGTACAACAATATATATTTAATCAGTCAGAACTTGAAAAAACTTACACAAATCTAGCAACAAGTTATAAATTAGATCCGACTAAAGTAGTACAATCTAAGCTACCTGTTGCAGGATCTTACTTACAGCCAATACAAGTTACATCATTGGAAGATGCAGAAGATAGATTAAAAGAAGGACAATTTTTTATTTTCAACAATCAAATTGGAGTAATTGATTAATGGGCAAAGCTAGATTATTAGGTGAAAATATTGTTACACCACAGGCTCCACAAAACAAAGTTGGAAAATTAACAGGCATCACCCAGTCAGCATTGCAAGGTTTAACACTGGGTTCTGCGGATGAATTGCAAGGATTGGTTGCAGGTTTATATTCTAAGTTTGCTGAAGGTAAAGACTTCCAAACTGCATATAATGAAACAGTAGATGCAATAAGAAGTGATTTGAAAGCATTTAGAGAACAAGAGCCAGTATATGCATATGGATCAGAAATAGCAGGTAGTTTGCCAACTGCAGTATTTGGTGGAGCAAAATTGGCAAAAGCAGGTGTTGATGCAGTTAAAAGTGCAGGACTAATGGGCGGTGCGTATGGCGGTTTAGCTACAGATAGCGATGATCCAGTAGATAGAGCAATTGGTACTGGCACAGGAGCATTAGCAGGCGGAACAATTCAAAAGGTTGCACCATTTGCAACTGAAGGAGCAAAGGAATTAATCAAGAGAGGTGTACCAGTTACTGTTGGTGATGCTGTAGGTGGTGGACTGAAAAAGGTTGAAGAGGCATTAACTTCAGTGCCTTTTGTTGGATCTGGGATCACAGGAGCAAAACGTAGGGCAAAAAAGGCTTTTGACAAAGCAATATTTCAAGAAGTTCTAGAGCCTATGAACCCATTATTACTTAATACCAAAAACGCACTCAAAGGTGTAGAAGGCAGAGATTTATACGCAAAAACAGCAGACATAATATCTAGTCAATATGACAAAATTTTGCCTAAATTAAAAATGCCAAAGAGAAGTGTTTTGCAAGATAAGTTTGACGATGTAATTCTTAATGAGGCCGAGACACTTACTGGGAATAAACAAAAATTATTTTTAGAAAAACTAGATAGAATTATCTATTCAAAATTTGATGATACAGGTAAAATTTCTGGTCAAAATTATAAAAAAGCTATTTCTCAACTAAGAGCAGAAGTAAGAAAATTCAAAAAAAGTACAGAACCAGAAAACGTAGACATTGGCTCAAGTTTTGAGGCAATAGAATCAGCTATGGCAGATGTATTAAAAATGAC